CGTGGTTTGAGTGGCAAAAGAATCCCCAGTTTCGAGAATGGTGGAAAAAAGAATTTGCCGAAGGTGTCAAAGAATATGAGACCAAGTGGATCTTAATTGGCCTCAAAAAGATGAGTAAAGATTTTCGATACTGGAACGAAGTCGGCAAAAAGATTTTTGGATTCATCGACAAGATTGCCGTCAAAGAAGAAAAGAGTCCAGAAGAACAAGCACTCTATGCGGAATTGTTGGGACTGATTCAGTCTTACAAGGGGGTGAAAAATATTGAAGGGATTCAAGAAAATTATCCGCAACGAGGATCGCTTGATATTATTGAGGCAGAAGTCATTTCAGAATTGAAAGAGGGAGTCGATGAGAATTCAAAGTAAAGCAGTGACGGTTGATGGAGCCGTCAGTTTAGGTGGATTATTTTGGGGATTTAGTGTCTCTGGACAAGCCGGAGATGGGGCAGAATTTCGGGCTGGTAGTGTGACCGGAGCCATTCTTGCGACCTGTCTCTTAACGGCAGAACAGACTTCCCAATCATTTTGTTTACCATTTGGTGTCGCGGCTGATGGTGGCGTGTATGTGAATGTGATCAATACACCCGATGTTGCTGTGGCCTATTACTCGAACTAACGAAAGGATTTGATCTATTATGGCAACAGTCAGTCTCTCAGTCAAAGCATTGAAAAAGGGTCTCAAGAAAGCGGTTCGTACCAATGATTGGGACGATTTGGTCACAGTCTTGAATGCGCTGGTCACGATTGTTACGGAACTCAAGGCGGATCATGCCACGTTTAAGACGGCGGCTGATAATGTCGAAACCTTGATTGAGGAATTGCATGATGATCATGCGACGAACAAGACCGCGATGGATAATTTTGTGACCACGTTGGCGAACTATAAAACGATTTATGATGCTCATACGCATACGGCAGATGGCAATGCGTCGAGAACGTCTTTGCCAGATACGGGTTCACCAACGGGTTCGCCAAGTGCGGCGTCTGCGTTTACGAATACGGTTGGTACTCCTGCGGCAACCTTGACGGCTTCTAAACCTGCGAGTGCGCCAGCGACGTTATCGGCTGCAACGCCTGATACGCTTGCTCTTGTGAACTAAGAAAGTAGGATATGATCGAGGATCAAGTAGCCAAACTTCCTTTGGAAGAAAAAATCAAACTCATTCGCGCTCTCTACGCGACGGATATTGACAAATACTTCCAGAATCTTGTCTATACCCTCGATGAACATGATAAGACGGGGAATGCGTTTAAGAAAATTCCCTATGAGTGGCAGTACATTCCAGAACTCGTCCATGCGTTTCAACATGAACCGTGGTTACTCGTCTGGAAGAGTCGGCAGATTCTTGCAACCTGGACCGCCATGGCGTATGCTTTGTGGCTCGTCGCCTTTCATGAAGGCAAAAAGGTTGCCGTGCAATCGAAAAAAAGCGATGATGCTGATGCCCTCATTCAACGTATCAAAGTCATTTATGACCACTTACCAGCGTGGAAACCCAAAGCGGAGTTTAGTTACTGTCGCATTAAGTTTCCCACGTTGGGCAGTGATGTTTATGGGATTCCGCAAGGACCAGAACAAGCGCGTTCCTATACGTTTTCGTGTGTGATTAGTGATGAATTTGGCTTCCAAGAACAACTCAAAGAAACCTTTGGAGCAGTCAAACCTATCGTGGATGGGGGAGGACAATTCATTGCGATCACGACTCCACCACGGCAGAAAAATTTTGCCTACGAATGTAAACGGAATCTTGATGGGCTCTTCAAAATCTTTGAAGTCCACTATTCAAGACGCCCAGATCGTGGCGAAACCTGGAAAGCCAAAGCGAAGTTGGGTTGGTCAGAAGATGACTGGAATCGTGAGAATGAACTTCAGATGGTTCAGACTGGAGTTACTCGCGTGCTTAGTGATTTTAACGAGCGCCTACACGTTAATCCCAGTTTGCTCTACAATCGTGACGTGCCTCTCTATCGGTTGTGGGACTTCGGATATCATCGACCATTTTGTGGATGGTTTCAAATAGACCAGAATGATCGTGTGCTGATTCTCGATTGTCTCTTAGGTCGAGATATTCTCATTGATAAATTTGCGGATCAAGTCTTAGCGTATACGCAAACGCGATTTCCCAATGCCGTGGTGCAAGATTATTGCGATATTGCGGGAACCCAAGTTAGTGATAAGAGCGAAAAAACCTCTGTGCAAATTTTGCAGAGTAAAAGCATTCATCCAGGGTATCGAAAGTTTAATGAAGAAGATGGATACAATCTCATTCGGAGAAAACTGTCAACCCTCATTGGCGATAAACCTGCCCTTCAGATTCATCCACGCTGTCAATATCTCATTGATGGCGCAATGTTTGGAGTCATTTATGCCAAAGATGGCAAAACCATTTTAGGTGATGGAGTAAATGAATTCAAAGAAGATGAACGAGGTTATTATCTCCATGGATGGGATGCGATTCGGTATGGATTCTCGAACATCTATACAGTCCAGGGACAACGCCAAGAACGGAATCTCAAAATGAGTGCGCTCGTACCACCAGGCCCACGACGAATGAAAGTAGGACGGTAATGGCATTCAAAATTGATGACACTAATTATGCGAGTGATGCTGACATTGCCTCGACAATGAAAACATTTATCTCGCATATTGTGCCCGATATTCAGAGTAAGCGAGAAACACAAAACCAGAAGATGATGGAGTATTACAACATCTATCGGACGGTCTTTGATGTTCGCTACTATAATGGTTCAATTGAAGTCTATGATCCTCAATTGCGAAAGAATGTGGAATTCTACGTCTCTCGACTCAAGAAGGCGCTCTTTCCAACGGATGATAATTTCGAGATTGAACCTGTCAATCCTGATTCGGAAGAATTTGCGGCTCCGATTAAGGAACACATGAAATGGCAAATCGAGAAGAAGATCAAACTCAATACGAAAATCTCTCGATTTCTACGACAGGTCGTGATGTATGGTTGGAGTCCCGTCAAGTGCATTTGGGATCGCAAAACTCAAACAGCCGTTGGTCTCACTCGGATTGAAAAGATCGTCAAACGTCGCATGTTAGATCAAGTCACTGGTCGGATGCGGCTGATGCCAACTGGCGAAGTTCGTCAGGAATTGGTGGAAGAAGAAAAAGTATTAGTGACTCATAATGAACCCACCTTTGATCCCGTTGATGTATTTAATTTTTACGTCTATCCACCAACGGCGAACTCAATGGATGAAGTCTTTGGGGTCTTTGAAGTCTTTCATTTGCCACTACCTGAAGTCCAAGCCAAAGGTCGTGAAGCAAGTGAGACGGGCAGTCCTCTCTATGAGAATATTGACCAAGTAACCAGTGATGATGGCAATGATTTCTGGTCTTGGACTCGTGATGCACGGCTTGCCGTTGACGGCCACCAACAGCCATTTGAAAATAAAGAAATGGAATATGTGACGGTGGTAGAGTATTGGGGTCTCGTCAATTTTGGCACACGAGAAACGCCCAAATGGGAACAAGGGGTCATTACGATGACCTCCAAAGGTGTGATGCTTCAAGTTCGGAAGAATCCATTCTACGATAAACAGATTCCGTACTTTTGTGCGAGAATGACAGATTTACAGAATGAATTCTATTCAGATGGTTTGATTGCACCGCTGGCGAGTATGCAGTATTACATCAATGATACGTTGTGCCAGACATTTGATTCACTCAGTTATTCCTTGAATCCTATCGTTAAGTATGATCCAGGTCGAGTAGTCAATGTCAACTCGATTGCCTTTGCGCCTGGTGCAATGTGGGCACTGACTGATCCCGCAGCAGCCGTCTTTGAAACGCCATCGGATCTCTCACAATCAGGATTCAATGCCGTAGATCGCATTAAACAAGTGATCGAAGCCTATCCTGGTGTGGCGAATATTCCCATGACAGGTCGGAAAGCGGCCACGCATATTACGGCCATTCAGCAAGAATATTCCTTGCCGATCATGGATCTGGCGGAATCGATTGAAGCAACCGTCATGTCACCTTGGTTATCGCGTGTCTATAGTCGTAATCAACAGTATCTTGAAGAAGAAGAAATTTTTCTCGTGACAGGTAAGAAGGGCATCAAGTATTGGCAGAAGCTCTCTCCTGAAATGTTGATTGGGGATTATAACTTTTTCTGGCGTGGATCGAATGCGTCTACGAATATTCATGTTCGGGCACGACAGTTGATGGAATATGGGAATGTGGTGTTACCATTTATTCCGATGCTTCAACAGCAAGGTAAAAACTTTGATGCTGAATATTTTCTCAAACGGATTTATACCGAAGGTTTGGCCATGGATGGAGCCGATAAGCTCTTCCCATCGGCAGAGAATGATCGGAGTATTGATCCTCAAACGGAGAATCTCCTTCTCTCGGTTGGGAAGTATATTCCAACTGCCTTTGGCGATAATCATGAGGAACATCTTCAGGTCCATGAAGAACTCGCAGCGAATGGTGATGAGTATAGTCGAAAAGCCACGATGCGACACATGGAAGAACATCAATTGCGAATAGATCAACAGAAATTGCAAGCTGCTTCGGCCCAAATTCCTGAGCCAGGTGGCGAATCAGAAGAACAAGCCCTTGAAGGCATTCAACCACCAGGACCGTAAGGAGCGATTCACATGAAGGATTGGGATAAAGCGGAAGCCCAGTATCGTAAGAAGGGATATTCCGAAGCCGAGATTAAGAAATATAAGAAAGCGTGGGAACAGAAGCATGGAAAACTCCCATCAGCGAAGATGTTAGGCAAAGGTCTGGCTTCTGAAGCGGCTGAGAAAGTGACTAGTCGCAAAAAGAAACTTGAGGAATTGGCCGCAGAACTTGAAGGGAAGGAGTTTTAAGATGGGATTAGGAAAAGCGATTGCCGGTCTCCGTGCAAAACGTGGCGCGAAGCCCCTTGGGTACTCGAAAGCAGCGGGTCAAAAGATTGGGTCCGTTATGCGTGAAGGTATGGCGGGAAAACTGCATTCTGGTAAGGGTGGCCCTATTGTGAAAAATCCGAAGCAGATGAAAGCGATTGCGCTCTCAGAAGCTCGGTCTCGTGGATTACGAGTCCCAAGTCGGTCACGATCTCAAGAAAATTTTCTGATCAAGTCGCAACGTGGTGTCGCTGGCCCTCAACGCATCAAGATGTTGGAAGAGAAGTTGGGAAGAAAGAAATTCTAATGGCACAAGGGAACGGACACGTTCAGAAAACAAAGAAACAAAAAAACAAAGATACTCGTTGGAAATAACGAAGGAGCGTTTAACATGCCAAATGGTTGTCGAATTTATAAAACTACAAATCTCATTCTTCCGCCTGGAGTCCAAACTCCCATTGATTTTAATGCGGAACGATATGATGATGCAGGATATCATGATACGTTAGTCAATCCGACTCGGATTACGATTCCTGAGACAGGTCGCTATCATGTCTTTGCGTCCATTCTCTTGAATTTGAATCGGTATGCGTTCGCGCAAGTGTTTGTTCGACGTAATAATTCAATTGCGATTGTCATGGATAAGCGAGAAATTGATCCTGGGAATTCAGCGATCAGTCTTTCAACGATTTATGAGTTTACTGCCGGTGATTTTATCGAATTACTGGTTTGGCATAATATGTCGTTGACTAATGTTTTACTCGTTGCGGCACCAAACTATTCCCCAGAATTTGGTGTTGAAAAAATCAATTAAGGAGATGATGATGGAATGGCGGGATTGTAAAAGTGATGTTGAGCGATTTAATAAGATGACTCCAGCCGAAGTTGCGGTCTTAGTCAAAAGTGGAGAACAATCAGAATTTTGGATTTATCTCCGTAGTCGTCTTGCGGTGACGCTCGAAACGCTTGAAAAGAATCTCATTCGTACTCGTGTCAATAGTCTGGATGATGCGATGAAACTGGCTCGCTATGCGGAAGCGTATAAATCCGTCGAAGAGATTTTCAATCTACCTAACATTGTCGCAAATGCAGTTAAACTATCCGCTCTTAAAACTCCACAGAGCGTAAAAACAGGAGAGAAGTAAATGGCTAAAGAAGATGTGGAAGATTCGTCTACTCAAGACGTAAATGATGAGGATGTGAATACTCAAGAGGCAGATGCCGATGAGTTGCTCGATGTTGCGAATGCGAGTGAAACTGACGAAGTAGAAGAGGAAATTACTGAAGAAGAGGATGCGGAAGAAGCGGAAGCCGACGCAGAAGAGGACTCGAAGGAATCTCGTGAAAATGAGCGCATTCGGGATCTTGTTGAGACGGTGAATCGGCAACAGCGTATTCTGGAAGCTATGGTCCTGAAACAATCAGGGTCCAAAGAAGAGGCTGATCCAGAAATTGATGATCCAGAAGTTGCGAAGATCGTCCAGAAGAAACTGACGAAAGCCCAGCAAGCCTTTCAACAGCAACTTGGTCAGGTCGCAGAAGAGAATGATGCGATTCGGTTTGATCGAGTGTTGGAAAAGGAAGGCATTGAAGAGGGGACGCCAGAATATACGCGCATTACGTCGAAGCTTCAACAGTATCGTGAAGATCAGGCCCAACAGGGTCATTATTTCAAACGAGCCGATGCCTACGCCATGCTCAAAGCACAAGGCAAACTGGTTCCAGCGAAAGCGAAAAAGCCAGTGAAGAAAGTCGTCGTCGTTAAGAGTAAACCTCATGTCGCCATCAATCGTACTACGAACAAGAGCAACAAGGCAGATGTAAACAAGAAAACTTTCAAAACGCTTCCTCTTGCTGAAAAAGAGAAAGCACTTGAGAACGTGAAGTTTTAAGTTCTCTAAACCTAAAGGATGTGATTTCACTTGGCAGATACTTCGTATTCGACTCTCTCTAGTGATGCGGTTACTTATATCGCGGAGAAAACTCTGAGCATTGCAAAGCGAATCGTGCGGTTCTATGATCTCGCGGATAAAGCGCAGTTGCCATCTCAGAATAGCAAGACCTTTCAGTATACCCGGTATGATCGGTTGCCGCTGCCTACCAGCACGTTGACCGAAGGTACTACGCCTACGTCGCGTGCGTTGAGCATTTCGACGGTCAGTGCGACGGCGGAACAGTGGGGCGATGTTGTGACCCTGACTGACGTGGCTGAATTGACGATCCGTCATAAGCCGCTCCAGAAGGCGATTCAATTGCTGGGTTTTCAGTCGGCTGAAACCATCGAGCGCGAGATTTATGAAGTGCTGATGGCGGGAACGACTGTGTACTACCCTGGTTCGGTTACGTCGCGTATTGGTATTGATACGACTGACGTACCGACTGCGGATTCCGTGCGTAAAGTGGTTGCTGCGCTGCGTGCGAATGGTGCGATGGGTATGGAGCGTCCGGCTCCTGGTACCGAAGATCCTGAGTTGGGGGATCTGTATGTGTGTGTGGTTGATTCGTATGTGGAACAGGATATTGCGTCTGATCCTGACTTCATTGATGCGGTCAAGTATGCCAAAGCGATGCGGCTGTGGGAAGGTGAGATTGGGACGTTCTTGGGTTGCCGATTCATTCGGTCGAACTCGATTCCGACCCTGAGTTCTCGTGCGGCTGCGGCTGGTACGGCGACTGATAACAATGGGACGTTGACCACGAACTACTACTACACTTCGATGGTTGTGGGGATTGACGATACCTTCGGGTATGAGAAGTTGATCTTCCAGTCGTCTGAGGATCAAGTGGTAGGTGCGGGTAACGATAACCATATCAGTCTGGTGGTTCCGACTGTCAGTGGCTATACCTACTTCAATATCTATATGAGTGCGGGTAGTGCTTCGACTCAGGCTGCTGGTGCGGCCACGATGTACTTGCAGAATGCGTCTGGTCCGGTTGTGGCTGGCACGTATCTTCTGGGATATGCGTCGGAGTCTGGCAACAACTATACGCATAAGACCACTGGCACGACTGCTCCGGCAGAAGTGAAGAGTGCGTCCTCGAAGATCCATACCTCATTCTTCTTGGGGAAAGAGGCGTACACGGTGGTTGATTTGCAGAACCTCCAATCGACGTTGACGCCAAATGTGGAAAGCGATAGCGATCCGCTGAAACAGCGTCGGAAGGCTGGTTGGAAAGTGATGTTCAAAGCCGTAATCAATAACAACGACTTCTTTGCGCGGCTTGAGTCGGAGTCTGCTTACGACTAAGCTGTAGCAGACGCAAAGAACTAGCTGAGTAGGCTGGAGAAGCCGAGGTCTGTGGGTGGGTGGCAGCTAGCGATGGGTGGTGTAGGTCTAAAA